TGAGACAAAACTATGGTAAATTAACATATAAACAATTAGGTCAAATGTTTAACACAAGTGGTTCTCGTATTTGGAAAATTGTTAAACGTCAAACTTGGAAACACATTTAGACAATTGATAATTGTTTCTTCAATTCTTTGTTTTCGATTTCCAATCTGAAAATATGGTTTTCCAATTCTTCGATACGTTTAACCATTTCTCGCATTTCCTCTTTTAATTGTTGAATATCAATTTTCTGTGAGGTTGCGGTTTCTTTCCACATGCTAAGAACAGCTTGTGCGTTCTGAACTTCTATTGACTGCTTGGTAAATTTACCTGAAGTAAACCATCCAATTAGACCGGCTAAGATACCAGTTATTATTTCGTTAATTGGTAATTGATTCATGTTAATTAATTCCTGGTGAATTGGTTGCTCCCGGAGAATACCATTGTGGAAAACCACTTGATTCACAGAACCAACTATCTCCACATCCAACTCTACCTGTTCTGTTTCTACTATTCCAATAAAATCCTGCTCCTGGCATTGTGATTGGTGAATCAAATGGCGTTGATGTATCAGGAGGTAATTCTCCATTGTTTAAGTTACCAAAGAAATATGGTGCGTATAATGATGCTCTGAATATCAAATGTCTTCTCAAAAGATTATCATTGAACTCTGCTTGTTGTTTTGCAGATTCTTTTAAGTGTAAATATAATTTGAAATCAATCGGATTACCTTGTTCACTTCTATTTTGAACTAAACCAACAGACATAAATTTAACCAAGAAGTTATCTAATGCTGTGTAGTATGAATAAGATAATAATGCTGGTTGAATATATGTATCCAACAAGTTCTTATAGTTAACATTTGCAGGGTCACTAATAGTATTTGCTGCAACTAAACTCAATATATGTTCGTACAGATTTGTACCAAGACTTTCCTGTATTTGTATATTTTGTGATTGCAGTATTGAGAATCTCAACTCTGAACTTTGAACATTGTCAGAAATTGCAGTATATGTTTTTAATAATTCTTCAGATACTAATAAAACGTTATTCATTATAATATTTGGTTTTGTTCTATAACTAAGTTTATTTCTTGTTCAGGATAAATTAATTCAATTAATGGTTTCAATTCTCTGTTCATGAAGTTTTGTAATGGTTTAATTGATGTATTCATAAATAGTTTGTATGTTGTATCTAGTTGTTCAGATGAACTTGTAAATCCACCCGGGTTTGGTAAACCAATAAGAGAACCATCAATAATCTTGTGACCACTCATAATTTGTTTTTGAACTAACTCAAAAATATCTTTAAAATATCCTGATTCAACATTACTTTGAATTTGTGTAATATCAGGTTTGTTTTCACTTTCGCCGTAGGATACAATTACACGACCAGCGTTTGATGAACCAACATATCTATCTTCAATGTTACGAAGGATTTGATTTTGTTCGTTTTGTGAATCAGGAGCAACTGAGTTAAAGTGTACCCATAATCCAGGACTTGCACCGTTTTGAATATTTGCTAAGTTGAATACAGTAATCTCGTGGTTCAATTTAACGTCATTGATTACAGACAACCAATCGGGTGCTCCATAATAATCATAACCGCTTTGATATTGTTTGATATGAACGATTTGTCTATCTGTGTAATTTTTTGGGTCAAACTCACAAAACTCAACCATTCCTGATTTTCTCCAATTAATCCAATCTCTGCAATACAAAAATTTTGTTACATCATCACCCATTTGTTCGGGACGTTTGAGTCTCATGTAACGAGAAGGAATAACATGTAATCCTGCAAGTCCTTGTGACCTATCTTGTTTCCACACAACCTCAAGAAATAAGTTACCAGTTGTTATAAACTCATAGAACATCTTTCTTGCTGCATCATTTATTGTTTCTTTACTATTGATTTGATAATCTGTTATATATCCCATTCCAACAGCGTTATCCACTTTTGAACGGATACATGCGTTTTGTATTGGACTTGCGTCGTTTAACAAATATAATTCATTTACGAACATATTGTCTTCACCCCAGCGAATGAATATTTCATTGCGGTTAAAAACTTCTCTGAAACTTGTTAGAGTTGTTTTATTAAAATTTAGTTTTTCTATGTTTATCATTATCCGTTATATATTTTAAATACTTCATTATTACTGCTGCCAGTGTATGCAACTATCTCATTTTGTGGACTACCACTATAATTTACATTAGCCGTTGTTTCATAAACCACATTATAACTTAATTTTGGGTCTAAATTTGTTGTTGATACCTGTTCCCAAACTTTTACATAATATTGTCCAGGAAGTAAATGTAAATTGACATTCGTTGCACCAGTTGCAATAAAAACCTCGGGTGATGTATTATCTACATCAATGTAAAATAAGTCATAAGACGGGTCATAACCCGGTGTAACTGAAGCTATGCGATAAGGTATACTTCTCCAATTTTGTTTGGTTAGCTTATGTGTTAATGACCATAAATAAGTTACGTTACCTGTCAGTTGTTTATTTCTGCTACAAGTCCCAACTACCGTATTTAATATTCCTGTTTCTATTTGTATCATCGTTATATTAATCTAAAGTATCTATCCATTCTACATTAACAATATCACCATTTGTTGGTGTTACTGGTGGGTAATAATCTTCACTTAAATAAGCTCCCGTTGCAATAAATGTATTTGTATTATTTGTGTATGTATCTACGGTTGTTCCATTAACTTTAGTAATGACAGTATATGATGTTCTATAAAAAGGACCTCCACCACTTGCTTTATAAATTCTTCGAATTACATACAAAGAACCACCTAAACAAGCACTTGTTAATGTTTGTGATACTAACCCTGCGGTTCCAGTACTTGATGATGAACTAAACGGTGTAAGAGTTATTGTACAACCAGCTACACTCATTGATGCATCCATTAAATCAAAGTCTTTATTAGTACCAATTGAAGTTCCATTAAATCTATATTTATATTCTAATGTAAATGAAGGTGAAGATGGGGTTACCGTTGGAGTTATTGTTGGGGTTACTGTTTGAGTTGGTGTAATTGTTGTTGTTGGAGTAATTGTTGGAGTTATAGTTGGGGTAATTGTTGGGGTAATTGTTTGAGTTGGTGTAATTGTTGATGTTGGAGTAATTGTTGATGTTGGAGTAATTGTTGGGGTTACTGTTTGAGTTGGTGTAATTGTTGATGTTGGAGTAATTGTTGGTGTTGGTGTAGGTGTTGGTGATGGTGGAGGTGGACATGTTCCCCAAACTGGTGTATGTGGTGCTGTTAATGCTGAACCTGTTTTAAAGTTTGATGGTAATGTTGGTATCAATGTAACACACCATCCTGATAGGTCTTGGTCAAATACAGTTGCTCCATTAAACATCTCACTCATGTCAGAAACTTGTGAAACGTCCCACATTGAAATGTCTTGGTCTAATACACTTGCGTTTTTAAACATGTTCGACATCGTTGTCACATTCGAGGTATCCCAATTATTCATTGGCTGGTTATATGATGATGCATTGTGGAATGCAAGAGACATATTAGTCACCCCGCTTATAATCCAGTTATTTAAACTATAGTTAAAGTTTGATAAACCAAAGAATGTTTGTTCCAATGTTGTAATACTATGGGTATCCCATCCGCTAATATCTTGGTTGAATTGTGAGAATGCAAACATACCACTCATATTTGTAACATTACCCATATCCCACATTGAGATATCTTGGTTGAACTGAGTATTATTAAACATAAAAGTAGTGTTTGTAACCTGTGATGTTGTCCATCCACTCAATGGTTGATTGAATTGATATGCGTTTCTGAATATACCATCAAAATTCGTTACTCCTGACACAATCCAGTTGTTCATCGGCTGATTAAATACAGTTGCTTGATTAAACATACCAAAAAATGTAGTTAAACTAACCGTGTTCCAAGTGTTTATATTTTGATTGAAAGCGTATGCCAATAAGAACATCAAATTCATGTTTGTCACACTACTTACGTTCCAATTACCAATCGGCTGATTAAACACTTGACAGAATAAGAACATTGTTTCCATTGTTGTAATTGTACTTGTATTCCAATTGTTGATTGATGAATTGTATGTAAGTATACTACATCCATTGAACATAGATGTCATATCAGTTACACCAGATAAAATCGGTGAGTCTGTAGCTGTAATATCTAAATTGACACAATCTTTAAATGATTGATTCATTGTTGTCCATGGAATATTACCCCATTGACTAACATTTGTAATTTTTTGACAATCTGAACCACCTTGACCATTCCAAAGATGAGGGAAGTTTCCACTTATTTTAACTGTGTAAGTTCCACCACTTGTATAAACGTGAGTTACGGTTGAAATACCACTACCTGTAATTGGTTCACTATTTCCATCTCCCCAATCAACTGTTGCTGCGTATGTAGGACCGTAAGGATTCAATGGTAAAACATATGTATTACTTGCTGAACCAGGTTTGGTTGTATCAACTGTCATTATAAATCCAGCAAATGCTACCGGTGATGATGTAGGAGTTGGAGTAATTGTTGCTGTTGGTGTAATTGTACGAGTAGGTGTTATACTTGGAGTTATTGTTGTTGTAGGTGTTAATGTCGGGGTTACTGTTTGAGTTGGAGTTATTGTTGTTGTAGGTGTTAATGTCGGGGTTACTGTTTGAGTTGGAGTTATTGTAGATGTAGGAGTTAGTGTTGGAGTTACTGTTTGAGTTGGTGTAATTGTAGATGTAGGAGTTAGTGTTGGAGTTACTGTTTGAGTTGGAGTTATTGAATTGGTTGGCGTAATGGTTGGTGTTGGCGTTAATGAAGACGTTACACTTGGAGTTGGTGTATTTGTTGGAGTACGAGTTGGTGTTAATGTTGGGGTTGCTGTAGGAGTAGGTGATGGTGGAATTGGAGGTCCCCAAAATTCACCATTAATGTCATTTAATGCACGTTCTTCACCCAAATAATTTGACCACTTTCTGTTATAAAATATTCTACCCATTGTGTAATTCGTGTATTTGTTCTACTATTTTATTAATTTGTATTCTATTATCTTCTACATTGTAAGTATAAGATTTCAATTTCATTTTTCTTCCTTTGTTAATTGTGTAATTCACTTTAACATTAAGGATGTTTGTTTGTAAATCCCATTCAACTGATTGTATTAAATAACTATCATATTGAAATCCATCTATTGTTCCTGTTTTATCGTTATATAACATATATTAAGAACAAGGATTATCTATAACACAAGGAGTACAAGTATTATATTGAGTACCTAATGAATTAACAACAATACCTGATGGACTACCTCCAAGTGTAAAAACTTGATAACAATTACTAGTTACAGCACCACCAACAAAAGTCATATAATATGTTTTACCTAAAACTGGTGTTAAACCAGGTGAAAATGTTACATAAATAGATGAACCACCACAACATGGAAGTAATAAATAAACACTTGTAGGTGATGTTGATGGTGTTATAGTTGGCGTTGGAGTTACTGAACTTGTCGGTGTTATAGTTTGAGTAGGTGTTGGTGTTGGTACTGAACCTGAACTTGTTGGAGTTGGAGTTGGTGTAACTAATGGTAAAAATGTATAAATTGAACTGTAGTAATTATGTACTTGTAAAATTTCAGCATCAGATAATGTTCTATCCCAAGCCATACAAACACCTATATCACCATTAAATTTATATGATAAATCAATAAATGATGCAATTGCTGCTCCTGTTGTTCCTACATTTAAATTACTTGCTCCTCCACCTGTATCTCCTCTTGTTATTAAATTACCATTTAAAAATAATCCACACGCATCTGTTTGTGGTGATGCTGCGGTATTCATTGCAACAGCTAATGATTTTAATTCAGATGCTACAACAGGAATACCAGCATATGTGCCAGA